CTACTCTTTAAAGCTTCGGATATTTCATCATCATCAACCGGAAGTCTACTTCTGATATCATCACCCATCCTCTTAAACTCCTCACGTATGAAGGCTTTAACCTTATCTACACGATACCCCTCAACGAAGGGCTGCTCGAATGGGCCTTTCCCTGATGCTAATATATCCTTTATCCCATCAAACCTCTTCTCCCACTCAGGAAGAGCTGTCTCAGGTATAGGCTCCTCATACATGGGGGATTCCCCTCGGTGGTCTTTACCAAGACAGTAAGCCTCAACCAGAGTCTTAGGTAGCATATCAACGGGGATATGTGAAATTCTTGATAGCTGCTTAATGTCATATTCGTTAGGCTTCTTAGGAAGATCCTGAACTACAAACACTACCCCATCACCCATTCTCTCAAGATACCCATATTCCCCCTCCTTTAGCTCTTTATCAAATACTATAGGAACCCCCTGAAAGGTAAGCTTTGGTGGCTTATCCTCATCAATAGCCATAATAGCATCAGCTATGTTCTCCACCCCTGTTGGAGTAAGGATATAACTTTTATTTGCCCTATCTATAGCCTCTATAATCTTATCTCTCTTATTCATCAGTGTCTCCTCCTTACATTCTTAACCTTATCCTTCTCATTAGCTAACCTACGCTTATATAGCTCTACACAGGTCTTATCACAGAATCTAAAGTGAGGATCGAATTGGTTATATCTTTCTATATGATCTGTACCACCACAGTATATACAAGGTCCTCTTACAGGGTCATACTGTCCTTGGTAATAGGACTTCTCTTCTGGTATCTCTTGACCTTCTCCTTCTACTAACAGAACATAACCATGAGGAGTTTTCTGTATCTCTGAATATCTACCTTTAAGAGCAAAGTGTTCTTTCCAGTTAGCTAAGTCTGACTTAGAGGGTTGAGGTTTAGTAAAGGCATACATTGTTATCTCCTTGGTTATTATATCCATTATTATATATCTCCTATAATGTTACCTGCCAATGCGATAGCTATACTATCAGTGACATCAAAGGACTTGTTGTCTATTAGAGATTGTACCATGTTAGGGTTAGTTACCATCTTCATTACAACCTTAGCTAAAGGTTCTTTATCTATCTTACCATTACCTGATACAGTCTTCTTTACTACTGAAGGGTTTATAAGACCTATTACAGTATCATGCTTATACATATGAGCTGCTATATCAACGCACGCAAGTAGACGATTCATCGACTTACTGGCATTACGGAACTTGATGAATGGTTCTTCACAGTATATCTTATCTGGTTGATGGTCTATGAATATAGATAATAGTTGATCTATATAATCCTGTAACCTACGACCACCCGCTACCTTGCTACCCTTACGTGATGCAGGCATTAAGGATACTGGATAAGTATTAAGTACAGTTATAGACTCCTTTACTGAGGTATTGATTATCTCTAGTATGGCTACCCCACTATGTGCGCCAGGATCTATCCCTGTTATTATCACTCTCCACCCCCTACTATACTCAACCTAAGCTCTTCTAGTTCATTAGGATTATCCTTAAGCCATATCTTCATATTCTCAGCACCTTGGAACCTTTGTTCTTTATAAGTATACCATGCACCCCCCTTCTTTGTCAACCCCTTTTCGATAGAAAGATCAATTAAGTCTCCTATAATAGAGAAGCCCTTACCATGGAACATATCTACAGTAGTATGTTTAGATTCATTACCCGATATCTTATCCTTCTTAAGCATAATCTTTATCTTAGCTCCTACTACAGCATCCTTACACTTAATCTGTCCTATCCTTCTTACATCTACTCTTGATGAAGCATAGTACTTAATAGCATTACCACCTGTAGTACCTGTCTTAGGGGCAAAGGGACCACTATTAATAGTACCTCTCAGTTGATTGATATAGAGGATGGTGACGTTCCTGTCGTGTAGTAAGGGGGTGAGTATCCTACAAGCCTTAGAAGTCATCCTACCCATAAGCCCTACATGACTATCACCCATCTCAGCATCCTTCTCTGCTCTGGGTAGTAAGGCTGCTACACTATCTATAACCATTATCCCTAACTCAGAAGGTAAGCCTGTCTTATCCGCTACCTCATCCCATCTATCTGCCATCATAATAGCAGCATCAATAGCTGATTCTCCATCATCAAAGGTAGGAGCTATAATCATCTCATTATCCACACCCAGCAGAGCTGAGTATAAAGGATCATATGTTCTCTCTAAGTCTATGTAAACACAAGCTAATCCCATCTTCTGTGCTTCTGCTATAGCTAGTAGAGCTAGTGTACTCTTACCGCTGCCTTCTGGCCCAAAGTATTCTAATGCTCTACCTCTAGGCCAACCACCACCTGTAAGGATATCTAGTGATGGTATACCTGTAGGTATTATATCAGGTCGTTTAGTATCACTACCCTTACGTAGTACATTAGCTCCATAAGCTCCTAGATCTTTAAGTATATCCTTCTTAGCCATTATATCTCCTTGTGTAGTTTACCTTTAAATATATACAGGCTCCCTAAACCACGCACCATTAAGGAACTGCCTTAACTTCCACCTATTCCCTGTCTTATCTACCATGTCATAAAAAGTATCGCTGTTGCTTATAGGTACTATCTTTATCTCCATCATCTCACACCAGCACTTCTTTGCTCCCCTTGACTTACCTGCTATGTCTTCAGCAAGTGTCCACTCTCGTTCACATTTAATTATGGGGCCTGTAGGCAGCCTCCACTTCTCGTCCTCGGTCATATCCCTTGGGTCTTTCATCCAGAACTCCATCCTATATCTCCTTAAGTAAGTCAGGGTTCTCATATATATTACCTATTACTTCACAGTCTTCGGGATCTTCTTCAAAGGTAAAGCCTATACACCAGTCCATTGAACAGTCATAAGAATCTACTGGACCCCTTGTCCAGTCTATGTACTCTACTCCGGGGAGTACACTCCCCTGGTAAGAAAGTACATCACCTTCATATATCTCTATACCATTCTTATCTTTAAGACCTGTGTACTGCATAGCACTGAATCGAGCTTGGTTCATGTTTGGCATAGTGAACTGTAATAGCGTACGTTGTAGGGTTTCACACCATGAAATCATGCGCTTCTCCATACCATCCCACACCCTAAACTTTATCTCTCTCATCTTTATCCCCCCAGGGGCCGTACTCCCCTAACATGTCATGTAATATATCCAGTATCCTCTGGTCTTCCTCGGTCCACTCTCTTTCATCCATCACTACTATAGGCAGTCCCTCTACATTCTCACTCATTTAGCCCCCCATGTTGTTCCTACATTAACTTCAGCTTCTAATGGAACCCTTAAACCCTGTACCTTCTCTATCATATGATGTTGTATTATATCATTAACATTATCTGTTATATCAGGAGTATGTTCTACTATAACCTCATCATGTATAGTAGCTACTAACCTACCCCCTATCTCTCTTATAGCAGGCCCCATACCTATTAAGGAGAATAAGGTTAACTCCCCTGCACTACCCTGTAGCTTAGTATTAAGAGCAAAGAACCTAGCATTCTCTTCATCTAACCACAGCTTACGACCAAATAGGGAGGTTACATATAACTGTCTTTCTGCTACAGCTCCTAAGGTAAAGCCGTACTGTCTTAGTTGAGGGAAGGTAGCATAGAACTTCTTCAGTATTTCCCTACACTTAGCTTCTTCCATGTGTATATCTTGAGCTTGTAGGTTACCTTGGAACCTTGCTACTCCACCACCGTATAGGGTAAGGTATACTAGGGTCTTAGATATGTCTCTAGCAGCAGGGTACTTCTTCTTTACTTCATTAGGTTCACAGTCTAAGCCCATTATGTCTTTAGCTACCCATCCGTGGAAGTCTACACCACTTGATATAAGGGCTATCAGGTGCTCATCACAGGAGAAGTGAGCTGCTAATCTTAGTTCTATTTGGCTATAATCTGCTATACTGAATAGTTTACCTTCTGCTGGTATGAATATCTCCCTTACTCTACCATCTCTTCTTACAGGTACTTGTTGTATGTTAGGTTCTGATGATGACGCTCTACCTGTTCTTACCTTGTATGTTGAGTATGATGGGTATATCATATCCTCTATTCTTACCTCATCCCACTTAGCAAAGAACTGGGCTATCTTTATAAGACTTCTATATTCTAGTATTATGGTAGCTATAGGACTGTCTATGGCTGATAAGGCTTCATTACTGGTACTGTTCTTCATCTTCTTTGTCTTAGGGTCTATTACCTTAGGGTATAGGCCATCTAGGTGGAACAGCTTAAGCATCTGTTGTACTGAGTTAATGTTGAAGGTAGCTTTATACTTGGCAGGGTTAGCTGTTCTTAGGTCTTTATAGCTCATACCCTTTACCTTAGCTCTAGCTTCTCTAAGTAGCTTCTGTTCTATTCTCTTTATATACTTAGGGTATGATGATTTAAGGGTATCTACTTGTTCCTGTGCCTTGGTGTTATACTCTGTAGCTAGTTCATGTAGTTTATCTACATCTATACGTACTCCTCCTTCTATCATATGTAGTAGTTCTCTAGCTAAGGGCATGGAATAGTTAAGATAATAGTCTAACATACCCCTCTTCTCTACAGCCTTCCACAGTACGGGGAATAGGTTATATGTCTGTTCACAGTCTATCTTATTGTATGCTTTAGTATCATCACTATCATCTAGCTTCTTACGGTTAACCATCTTCTTCCATCTCTTAACACCTAGGAAGTCTACAGCTAGGTCTTCTAAGCTATGGCTTTCTACGGGTAGGAGGGAGGAGAGGATAGCTGTATCATGATCTAACCTTAATCCTTCTATACCCCATTGACAGTCGAATAGACCATTGTGATATATCTGTTGATAGTCAAGGAGGTTAGGGGGTACATTCTTACCCTTACCACATACAAACTTCTTAGGGCTATATATACCAGTACATAACACATCTTCCTTATGACTGTTAAGACCAGTTGTTTCTATGTCTATGGCTACGTAGTTGATACTACTCATGGCTATCCCTTTTTATACCGTTATCGGCTCGTGACAGGCAGTCTGCACAACTTGGGGGGTATTCCTGAAGTGTAGCTGCCTTAGTGTAATATACAGAGGCACATCCGGTACAGCGGTATGCTATACCATCCTCAGTAAGAGCCTCTAAAGGCTCCTCACACTTAGGACAATCCTTACCATTCCCCTTATAAAGAAGTAGCCAGTATGGTTTAGGTGCCATCATCTATTCCCCCAATGATTCCAACAGTTTATCCTCTTCCAACAGTGCATTCAACATACCTGTAGCATTAAGTATTATCTTAATAAGAGCTGTATCTATACCTTCTTCACCTTCCTTATCACTTCTATGTATCCTACGTACCTCTGCTATGCCATCTAACATCTCTTCCATATAATCATCCTTAATCATGTATGTACCCTTGTCTGACGTACAATCGTTGCATGAGGAGCATCCTGTACAGCCTTCACCCCTCTGATCTGGTGTATAGTACCCGTCACTTAGCTGTACCATATCACCTGAGGAATAGGGCGGTACAACTGCAGTCCTTGAAGGCTTGCTTATACACATGTCAAGACCATATACTTTAGCTTCCTGCTCCGCTAGTGTCACGCTATCCTCAACACAGTCACACTTAGCTTGGAACTCCTCATTCCACTTCTCACATACTTTACATACCATTACTTATCCTCCTCAGAATAGTCAAACCATAAACCATCGAGCAGTTTACGAGCACTCTCTAGAGTAACATTTATGTGACCACCACTAGTGAACCCCATCCTTACCGTATCACTGCTGGGTAGTATATAGATAACCCTATCCATGTCAATGAGTATCTTCTTCCCTTCTGTAGTCATATAGTCCTTAATCCTCATACTATACCTCCCCTTACCAAACCTTACTAATAAAGTGAATACTTACATATACAATAGCTCCTATAGCTCCTAAACCTAATAGAAGAGACATTAATTGTATACCTATAACCATTACCACTAACCTTGATTTTCTCATTACTTATCCTCCTCTTCTCTCGTATAGTTATCATGGAACCAGTCTCTACTATACTTAAACAGTTCTTTGTCTGGTAAAGACCACCACTTCTTAGGGTCTACTACATGTAGTATAGCAGGGAACTCTATTATACTCTCTGGTCTATCATCTACTATAACATCAGGCTTATCTATAAAGTGTGTAAAGTATTTCTCTATCTTATGCTTCTTACATACTCTCTTAGCATGATCTCCTCCACTATGTGACCAACATATAAGGGTAGTATATCTTACCTTCCACTCCTTAAGCTTATTCTCTACACCAGGGAACAGTTCATCATGTCCGTTAATAAGAGTATAATCTACATCCACAGCTAAAGTCCTTACAGGCATCCTATACCTCCTCTTCTACTACATCTCCATGTATCTCTATATACCTTAGTCTATACTCATGTGATACTTTAGTTAATATAGGTCTATAATGCTTCATCTTCTTATGTACTGTGTCATGGTGACAGTTATTATTACCATATGATGATGTCTTAAAGTCACATAAGGGTACTGTATCATAATCATTCCATCTACCATTAACATGATGAGCAGCACTATGATGAGGTTTACCTGTAGGCTTATCACCATAAGACTTATGTCCACATATACAGCATGGTTGCTCTCTTATATAATCAAGGTAATCTTCATCCTTTACTTCATTCCTTCTCATCATCACCTTCTTCCTCAATCAGTTCACTAAGTATCTCAGCTGCTACTACAATATGGAACTTACCACCATCTAGCTTTATCTCTGTAGCATACTTAGGATATACTACCTTCATACCCTCAGTAAAGGTAAGGTCTGCATATGAACCGTCATACAGTAGCTTACCTGGACCTGCTTCTATTACAGTACCTATAAGTAGATCTGATGCTACATTAGTATCTACAAATATCCTACCTACCTTCTGTACTCCATCTGGATCTGGCTTAAGTATTAGATAATCAGCGTGTGGTTTAAGTCTTGACATGTTATTCTCCTTGTAGGTTAATCCTTCAATAGCTTGTTAGTTTTAAGTACTTGATATAGACCTGATTCTAATGATGATATATTCTTATGAGGCATCTCCATCTCCAGTAAGGTATTAAGAGTTTCTATTATCTCATGTATAAGAGTACACTCTTGTACCTCTTGAGGGAAGGATGTATTAATGTGTATCTCCTGTTTAGCTGCTATAGAACTACCACATAATACACTACCTGTCTCATCTGATAAGGCCTTGTTCTTCTTTACTATAAACATCTGTCCTAGTATATCTAGTTTAGTGGGTATCTTCATACCTTATCCCCCCACTCTTTAAGAGCCTTCTTAAGGTCAGCGGTGCGGTTAGTCTCTACATACTCATTTCTATAGTCAACCTTATCTATCTTAATGCTTTCCACCACATCACATAACTTCTCTATAGTAGTACATAACTTATCAACACTCCTCATACCATAATCATAGTAATCTAAGTCCTCATACAACTGCTCCTGTAGTTCCTTAACCCTATCCCGTATCTTCTGTGTCATCTATACCCCCCAATCAAGTTTCGCTACCCTATCGTAACATAGCCAACTAATTGCCCATATGGGTAGGAATACAAAGAACCCTATAGTACCACTACCATAACGCATAGCAACCAATCCTATACATACCTGAATACCTATACGTAGTATAACTTTATATATACTCATCTCTTCCTCCCCTTGGAACCACGTTTCTTATGAGCATCGTACTTGTCTCTGGCGTGTACCTTCCTATGACAATTGGCACATAACACAACACACTTGTCAAGCTCTGTCTCTATCCTATCTCCCCAGTTTTGTCTAAGTAAGATAACTATATTATTCTTAGGGTCTTTAGTAGTATGGTCTATGTGATGGAATTCAAACACAGATAGTTCTCTGTCATAAAGTCCACACATGTTGCATCTCCCTCCCAGGCGTTGAATGGCCTTGTCCTTATTGTCCTGATACTTGGTCCACTTCCACTTATCTCTGTACATCTTCCTTCTGGGTGTATCCTCTTTGGAGTTCTTTGCTCTCCATGCTCTAAGGTACGCACTATAACAATGATTACACAGATTGTACCCCTTCTTCCGTCTGTTTGGAGCCCAGTTATCTTCCGTTAGTACCTCGTTGCATGTCTTACAAAAGCATGTGGTCATATGGTCAATCTCCTTTCGTACCCTTATTATAACACGAAGGGGTCCATATGTCAACGAGTAGTATTATACCCACCCCAGTAAGTGTATGATATATGTACTCTTTTACCATAATACCCGTTTCCTGGGTGTAAACCTACTTTTAACATTCGGTCGATATGCTAGCGTTGTCTTCCCTTGGCGCCTAATTGCATCGGCACGAAGATAGCATGGCTAGGACCATATATTATAGCTGCTCCTAGGATACCCTTCTTCTTAGAATACTTAGCATATCTCATAGCTAATGCTGTATTATCACATAAGCAGCCTGTATTGATAGCAAACCTTAAGGCTTCATGGTTAGCAAAGTAATGTACTGATGCCTCACTGTGACAGTGGCCTTGAGCACATGAGCAACCTTCTAAGATAGCCTTATTAAGAGCACCCATAGGCCCTGATGTGTTAATACCATGGTGTACTAATACATCCCATGGTTCTATTATATGCTTAAGAGGTTCTACCTTCCACCCTTTAGGTAGATGATATAGGTCATTGTATGTCTTGAGGATAACATCTGATAGACCCGCTTCCTTCATCTGTCTTTGAGGTATAAGGTCATGGTTACCTAGTACTAGTATACCTTTAGGGAACTCTTTAGTTAATGTCTCTACAAACTTCTTAGCTTTCTTATATTCCTTATCAGGTGATGGTGCATCTGGTTCTGTTGTATGGCGAGACATGGCATGGAAGTCATATAGATCACCTACACATACTACCTCAGCTGCACAACCATAATCCTTATGTACTCTCTTAAGGAAGGATAAGGCTAGTCTATGGTGGTATGGTGAATGTAGATCACCGAATACTAATACTGGTTTATGTTTCTTCTTTTTAACAATACTCATTATACACCCCCTTGTTCCTATGGGAGAGGTATACACTATTGTATACCCAACCCACAAGAAAGGAAATTAATATGGAGCTGTTGTACTGGTATCTGCATTTTCTAACTGCTTCTTTACTCTTGCTTCATACATAGCTTTAAGATCAAAGGTTTGTACTTCAGCCATGATGGTCTTAAGGTTATCTAACCCTGCTGGAGCTTTGATATCATCTACTGCAAAGGCTGTCTTATCTGTTCTATTGATGTGTATAACTGTACCATCGAAGTAACCTTCACCTTTAAGCTCTTCTTTCTCTCTTAAGGCTCTAGCAAAGGAAGCAGGACCTTCTGCTATTGTCATAGTAGGAGTACCTGTACCATCTAAGGTAAGGAAGTTTATCTGCATAGCAAACCTAGCCTTATTACCTTCTTGACACATTACACAGTTCTCTCCTGTACATACACCTGCGAACTTACTGTTAGGATATTCACCTTCCCAGTGGGTATATGTCTCTTGAGGTTCACCTACAAATACACCTGTAGTCTTACTGTTTACCTTAAACCTAGTACGTACTATCTCTGCGAAGTCATCTCCTCCACCTTTCTTAGCCGCTGCTGGTAGATCTAGTTTACTAAACATTACTTTCCTCCTTGGTTAAACTGCTCTAAGTTAAATTGCTCTAGGAAGTCACTCAACACGAGCTTCATATCCCATTTAAGTAGTATCTTCTCATCCCCTGGTGCGTAGAATCCTTTCACTAACATGTTAAAGTTCTCGTGTTTCCATGCTTCTAGTCTATGTAGGAAGCCTTTGTATAGGTAGTCTATATGAGTATATACATTAGTAGCTTCCATTCTATTGGTCTTAACTGATGGGTTTACTACCTGTAGTTCATCTACCTTTATACCTGTCATAGATTCATAAGCCTTAGCATAAGCTGCCATCTGTTCACCTGTCTTAACCATCTTAGAGGGACTATATCTAAAGTATGTATGTTTCTTAGGGTCATATCCTCTTAGATCACCTGTCTTATAATCTATAACTCTTATCTTATCCTTCTTAGTTCTTACTATAAGATCTACAGTACCTCCAAATACATGGTCTAGATGTACTAATGATACCTCTGTACCTATAACCTCCTTCCACTCCTGCTTGTCAATCCATTGACATGTCTCTGTATATAAAGCCTTATACTTCTCTGGTACTTCTACTGTCACGCCTTTGGTGTAGTTCTCAAAGGCATCATGTAACATAGTACCTATAGCAGCAGAAGCATCTCTTATAGCATTAGACTTAGCTATACCTACCTTAGCTCTCCAGTTGTCTAATCCTCCACTATCCCACTTCCATAACCCTAATATAGATGATGGTGATGGATGAGGTTCAGGTCTATGATCATATATACTATACCTAAACCCTGTATCCTTATCTTCCCACTTCTTTATCCTATTCGGTATCATCCTCTTCCTCCTCTAGGTCTTCCTCACATATCTCATGATCATGTCCTTCATCCCACACAAGGCTAGTACACCCACACTCAGGACAATTACACAAATTACCCATCCAACCACAATTAGGACATTCCATACATGCCATTATATACCCCCTTATTCAGCCGCTAGTGGGGGTACATTGAACGATTACCCCCTAACCCATACCCTTACCCCTTATTTTGTTCTTATCAGTCGCCTACATCTCTGACAGATTATACCGCCCATCTTCTGTATAGGCTTATGTCCTAGTAGCCAGCATAAGAATAATCTCATATCACTCTCCTATCTTGCGGATGGCTTCTGCTAAATCATAACACGTTCTTATGTGGCTTCTTATCGCCATTTCAACAGGCTTACCCATGCGTGGTTGGCTCTCATACTTCTTTCTTGAATCGGTTACAACCTTCGCACACTTCTCTATAGTAAGCTCTTCAGTGTGTTTTATAGTCTCTGCTATCTTCTTGCGGAGGAAGGCTTCAAATCGTTCAAGTCCTGTGTCCGATAGCAAATTGTCACCAGTCTCTATATTGTCAATATCTAGGAGGCTATGTGCTTTTGTTCTAAACTCCTCCACTATATCGTCTATATATTTACTCATAACTCCCCCCGTATCTCTTTCTTAATGGCTTCTAGTTCGTCCTTCATGTCCTGCGCACCGATAAGGTAAGCGATCTCATCGCTCGATGGGTTAATACTGTGTATTTGTTTCTTGATCTCGAATATCTTCTTCTCCAACGTAAGCCTATCGAGGATAGAGTCTATCTTGGATAGCCACCAATCCTCTATTCTACATGTTATGATCGCTTCAGATATCCCTATCTCTTTCCTAAACTCTTCTTTTAGTTTCATATCTCCTCCTTAAAAACCATCGTTGCGGGTGGCAGACTTAATGGCTTCTCTGCATGACCCAATGTTGCCAACACATCAGCACCCGCTTCGATGATTCTATTCTGCATTAAGTGCTTCTAAAGCTTCCTCGTGTGTTTCGTAATAGATCTCATCTTTAACCTTGTCTAAAGGTCTAGACCATATGACACCTTCCTCTATAACAAATACAAACTTAATCACTTGGCCTCCTTGTCAATGCGGGACATCTCTTTAAGTATACACTTCATAAGCCCTTCCCACATTATGTTTCATTATGTCGGTACTTACAGATATATACCGACTTATCTATTACTACTAAACCATGATAACTTTGTTATACCTTGACACAATATTAGTATTGTGGACTGTTATCTCCTCCACATATGAGGCACTGTAAACCTCTCTAAAAGTTGCACTACTTTACACCAGAAATCACACTTTGTAGTGTAAGCCGTGTTGCTATCCCTAGAATTTTTTGTTGTCAATGTGTTGCTATCATGACAGTTTCCTTTACACTTGTTCACAAGTGTAGATGTTTTGCACACCTCGAATACATCGAAGCCTCCACCTACTGGGAACCTTCTGTATTCACATCTGTCCATTGTTATCTCCTTTAAAGACTTTCTTTTATTGTATGTCCTATTATACCATACTATGTGTGGTATGTCTACTAGTAAAGTTAATATCTAGTAAAGTTAATAATCATCATCAGGTGTAAATACTACAGTTAGCTCATCCTCTTCCATATAAGCCTCACCATCATCATCACTAAACAAACCACCATGAAGTAATACTCTACATATATCACATAGATGTTTACCATCTAGTAAGGCTTCTTCTACTTCACACATATCTAGTATATTCTCACACTCATCACATGTTAGGTGGTTCATATTATCTCCTTAACCCAGGGAACCTTACTGTTACCCTCTTGTAATTGTTTATAGTATCTCTTAATATACTTCTTACGATATATACCATGAGAAGCTGTTATACCTCTATCCTTACATACATCCTTTAGCTTCTGTCCTTCCATAAGAGAGCATATAAAGGATCTTCTCCATTCATCAAGGGTATCTAAGAACTCAGTACAAGCTACTGTAGATAATGTATTATTGGTGTCTTCTAACCACTCTACGTTAACCACAGGCTTATAACCTCTCTTACCATTATAATATATCTTCCTTAAACAATCAGTAATACACCACCTAGTATTCAACTTCAACAGCTTACGCATAGACAGCTTATCCAGATCAGGGAACTTACATATAGTCTCCCACAGGTGCAGCCTTAAAGCCTCATCTATCTGCTCCATAGCCCAAGCATTACTACTACTCCTAATAGCTGCCCACATCTTGCCATATTTAAGCATATCAAGGTATAAAGCTACCTTCTCATCCCTCGTCAATATCATAATCAACCTCTCCATTCCTCTCCAACCTCTCAGCCTCTATCGTCCACCTCTCCAGCTCAGGATTATCAGCATCCCAATGAATCTCTATCTCCTTACCTTCTCTATCCTTATCAATACTCAACAATATAATCCCCTTAACCATCATTTCCCACCTCCAACCTCTCAATACAGGCTAATAATAAAATCCTCAAACCACTCCATTAGTAATCACCTTTCTTGCACTGAAGGCAGGTAAGTCCCAGCTCCCTCCATGCTTCAACGACGCGCTGTCTATCGTCTATGCAGAATAGAACGTCATAATGGGGTTCTATGTGATAGTGGTATATTTTCTTCTTTACCTCACTGTCTTGTGTACTATCTCCATCGGCTCGCATGTATAATCTATCATACTCTATATGATTTTGACTCAGCCACAGTTCAGTGACATCTCTAAATTCTTCGTACCTACCAGTTACTAGAATAATCCTATAAGCGTCGCTAAATCTCTCTAAGACGGTCTTGCACCAAATATTCAGGGCATCAGTAACACAAGACTCTGAGAAGGATCTCCAGTCCTTATGCGCTCCACTTAAGAAGTGAATTCGATGGTCTATATTTGCAAGCGTCCCATCAATGTCACATATTATTGCTTGTTGTTTCATAATCATTCTCCTTTATACCCAGCGTCACAATATAAACCAGTCACATTATTACTTACTATCCTCTATATATACTATCTTACTCTTACATACCTCAGTAGTACCCCCCATACTTTTGACAGTAAGAGTATAATCATCCTTCCTAATATCCACAAGCATACCTCTCTGAGGCTTAAGATCATCATCACTAGTAGATATAACATTCTCTATACATAACTCATGTCCATCATCAAACCTTATAACTATCTTCCTCATATAACCTCCAATATCCTAGTATGTAGGTGCACGGCTGCCCCTTATGCTCTTATTATACCACACAGAACCTCATTTGTCAAGTAGCAGCCCTTCTCGTCGCTCTAACTCCTTGAAATATATCCACAATTTCTCAGGGTGTTTTAACCCCTCCAATATACACAGTCGAGGCACGTTGATTTTATTGAGGATTTCCGCCCCAAAAGTCCTAAGCCACCGTTTTGCTTCAGCTTTTGAATAACTGTACCCCCTATCTTCCTCATAAGCTACAGGATACTCCATCGTTATGTCCTCTATCGCTTGTATAATAACCTTAATCAATAGCATCCTCTCCCCAGGCTCTAGCTCTTCTATCGGTGTTCTCATACCTCCCCCTCCAGCCCCATAACAGTACGTAGAAGCTGTATATACATCTGTTTAGTACCATTATCTATATTCATCTCATCCCACAACATATCACAAGCTACAAGAGCCTCCCACCTAAGCTTCTCCACCCTATCATCCTCTAGCATAGTATCAGTATCCATGATCTATCTTCCTTTCATTATAAAGTGACATACTATAGCTATAAACACAACAAACATAAACAACTCATACATAAGCCCCATCCTCCTCATTATCCAACATCCACTTACTCATTATACCCAGTAAACACTTAGTACATACATGAACCTCCTCAGCTGGCACCATCCTACCAAACCCCTCCTCATCCCCACTTAACCTAACCTTACCAAACTTCCCCTGAAACACGTAACTAGTCCCCCTATTCTTAAACAACAACTCAAACCTCTCTTTAGTCAACATACCACACAAACTACACCTATCATAAGCCATAACACCTCCTATAAAACATACCCTTTAAACGCTCTGAGAGGCTCACCACTGGACGCAATAATTAGGTGTACCCTTACCCCTCTTTTCCCTCTTTTCTTCACTTTACCCCCAACACAATGCTCATAACAGCCATTAGAACAGCTCCTATAAAGGTAACCAACACGTAATTAGCTACTTTACTAAACCGCCGAGCTTTATTCAGCCGAACGTAGCACATAGCGGGCAACATAAACCCGTCATAAACATCTCTCTCCCCATTCCTGGCATACCATATCTTATAATCTATCTTATTAACTCTAGTGAATATATTCATAACCTACCCTTCCGCATCTCATCAATGCAATTATCACATACCAGTATATCCTTATTAATATCCTCCTCATATACATTAACTAACATAACATCATCACTATCCTCAATACCGCAGTAATAACAAGTACTTATCTCTATAAACCCATCATCAATAGGACTAGCACCCTTATAATCATCATAACCTTTAATACTCTCCACAATCACCCCCCTTATAAGAAGTCAACAATACTATGACATTCATCAAAACACCTTTGATCTAACTCCTCATCGCCCATTTGCACTAGTTCTTCCCGATCATACGCGCAACCCTCCAAGAAGTCAATAGCCTCTTCCCTATCCTTATCATTATCTATGCCCATATAACACCTCCCATATCTTATGTTCAGCAAGATCACATACAGTCTGAGCAATATTCTCATTAGCTTCCAGTCCATCTTCATCCGTAACACTTACACTATCTATCTCAACATACAGCTCAGGCTCTCCACGTTGACCATCAGGCCACGTTGTAATGTCTAACCTTGTTACGGTATAGTCTAACTCACAAGTCCACTCTTTATCATCATATGTTATCTGCCAAGACTCAATCATTTCATACGCCCCTTTCTATAAGCATCATTATTATACTCAGCCTCATCTAACTCATTAATCAATATCTCACCATACATACTAATACCAGCTTCCATCATCTCATGCCAAGTGATCGGCATAGTAAACCCACAAGCCTTACAAGCAAAGCAAGCTACACCTCTATGCACTGTAAGACTAGACTCGAACAGCTTCCCACATTTAATACAATACTTCATAATATCACCATCCTTATCTAATAACATTGTATAACTATTCAACAGCTAACCCATCATGGAAAGCGGACATTCTATTATACAAGTCGCGCTTCGCCACATGTCCACACCTAAACACATCACTTGTGCCACTACCCGTAGAACACATCTGATGTAGACTATAACCACCATACGCACCCGATAAATGATAATTGCCCGCATTAGGCTTATATTCACCATTAACCTTCGTGTAAGGCTCTGTAGCATGTCCTGTACGCTCATTTATAAACCTTACTAGTCTTTCCAAGTCATCTTTAGATATTCTAGTCATAACATAACCTCCCATTTAACCTACATTATACATCTTATTTTAACCATGCGATATACCTATCACGCAGTCCGTAACCTTTTACATTAATTAATGATGCCAACCGATTGACTTTATTCTCAGGTAAGTTATTCTCAAAGAATCTCATTTCCTCATCACCCGCTACAATTCTTTTGCCATTAAGTAAATCCCTCATCTTTTTAGATAAACTGTCCATTATATCACCCCATTAGTTAACTACATTACAAACAATAAACATACTATAACATACCCTAAAACACCTATCAATACCATACCGATTGTATTCTCTATTAGATACCTAGCCATAATCACACCTCCCATTACGTTTAAGGTTATATCCTATACAACCATATCTGATTATATAGGTAAAACCTTAACTTGTTTTAGCTAACTTGCGCTGCTTTACCACCGCATCCATTAATACTTTAGAATCAAGACCTAGCAGGTCTAATACTCGCTCTGCTACCTCAACATGCTTAAATGTAAGCTCTGAAAACGTTTCAACATCTATTACGACCTTTGCTTCATTATTCTCCAACTTCATTTTCTCGTATGCAGTTACTTTAGCCATTATATATCCTCCTTGTTATTTACTTACCAATGATAAGTAAGTCGTTGTTTTACTGCTATGCAATGCCATCCATACCTTGATCATGACTTTAAACCCGAAGTTATCATAAGTCAAGCGTAAAAGGTGCGGAGTACTATCATTTATATGCCCTACTATGTGCTGTGTATTCTTCATACCATTATAGTATGCAAACGTCATGCCAAACTATGACAACGCAATATCAGCTACTTAGAGCGGTCAAGCTAGGGAATAACGTCAAGAGATTGACCACATATTGACGTAATGGCTAACTACCTGTAATGTAATAAGATATACCTATCAAAGTGATAACCATACCCTATCATAATGATAACCATAATACCAGTATAACCTAATGATATCAATAGCTTATACCATATGATAGTAATGATAGTAGATACACTTCGTCCCCCCAATACCCTATACACCCCCGCCACCCATAGAAGGATAATCATCATCACTACACCAGTAGGTAATACACTAGGTGATCCACCGATCGGCTGGCTCATGGCCTTGCAAGCGCCCTCCTCTACAGTCGTATAATAAACCCGTTCATCCACAAGGGGGAGGGTACCCCAAGGGGGCCCCACGGAGGGAGATAGGCAACCCCACCTAATTATAATATTTTATAGCAGTTTCCTGAACATAGTCCATTTAAACAGCCTCTAAGCTACCCTAGCTCACCACACAGGGTACAAATAGACCGAGTAGTTATATACCCTCTATAGACAACATCAATGATATCAACGAGTTACAGAGCTACTACTTGACAAACAGCTAAGTGTATGATATAATGTATGTATAAACAAGACATGACTATAACAAGACATAACACACTCCCTCCTCATGGGCCTTCTGCATCCGTTATACGCCCAACCCCTATATGTCGGTGAAGCACAGAGGATACAACTGACACCCTCCTTAAACTATGGATAAACCACAATACAAGGAATGGGAAATATTTAAAGCTTTCTGCTTATATTACCTAGAAGAGTATTGTGAAGCCCCCTTTGCTCCTATGCATGATGAGTGGATGCAAGCTATCTTTGCAGGAGAGGGTATGGTTATAGCAGCTCCACGTGGACATGCTAAGGCCCAAAGCCTTAACTCCAAGGTACTCACCCCAGATGGATGGTCTACGATAGGAAGCCTCAGTGTAGGGGATAAGGTTATAGGCTCCAACGGTGCTCCAACCGCAGTTATAGCATTACATCCAATAAGCAAGATGGACTTGTATAAGGTATCCACCCGTGATGGCCGTAGCACCCTATGTAACGCAGAGCACCTATGGACTGTAGAAACACCCTCCAACACAGGGAACAGAGAAATAACTAAAGAAACACAAGAACTAGCACAGAACTACAAGGCCCCACGATTGGATAAACGCAGTGGAGAAACATATACAGAATATAGACACTTCCTTCCAAACCCAGCTCCAGTAGACTTACCAGAACAGCATCTACCAGTAGACCCCTATACGCTAGGATTATGGCTAGGAGATGGAACATCTAGAGAAGGACAGCTCACAACAGCAGACCCAGAAATTCTATCATACATACCATACCCTAATACTAAATCCAAATCAGCACAGTATAGGTACCAGATAAAAGGACTCTCTAAAGACCTAAGAAAGGCAGAAGTTCTTAACAATAAGCATATCCCCAAAGCCTACCTAATAGGCAGCATAACCCAGCGACACGCTCTATTGCAAGGCTTAATAGACACAGATGGTACAGTAGCCCCAGATGGCAAAACCTTTAGCTTTTGTAACAAGGACAAGAACCTAATAGACGGAGTGGTAGAACTAGTACGCAGCCTTGGCGGTACAGCCCTTGTAAGTTCTCAGCAAACACGGGTAAACAAATATTCAACCCATTGGTTTCAGTCCTATAGAGTATCCTGCAAGCTATCTAAGGATATCAACCCAGCAAGACTCTCAAGGAAAGCGGATAGATGGCAGGGGAGTAGAACACTAAAGAACGCCATAACAGCAATTGAACCCTACAGCGCAGCGTTAGGCAGATGTATAACAGTAGAAGCAGAAGATGGTAGATACATAACAGATGATTATCTCCTAACACACAACTCTATGATATTCTCAGTCTTTCTTCCACTATACCTATTACTTACAAAGAACAACTGTACAATAGCCTTAGTAGGATCATCTATAAAGAACATACAGAAGAGAAGAATGACAGTTATTATAAGAGAGCTTAAACATAACTCTATGATAATACAAGACTTCGGCAGTATCCTAATAGGTCAAGGCTCAGTAGAAGGTATCGTAACAACCAAGAACACCAAGATGACACCTTATGGTATAGATACTAGATATAGAGGAGAAAGACCTCACTGGCTAATCCTAGATGATATAGAGAACGACATAAACGTAAGAAGTAAAGAACAAAGAGATAAGATAACCCATCAATTCTCTAGCGAGTGGTTCGGCTCCTTACACGCTAAAGGCACCATGATCATCGCAGGAACAGTCTTACACCCTCTAGGCTTCATAAGCACCTTAATCAATACCCAATACAGCGACAGAGTAAACTGGTTCAGGAAGCTATACAGAGCACTAGAAACAACTAAAGAAGGTGTAGAGTACAGCGTATGGCCTGAGCAATACCCCACAGAGAACCTCCTAATGCGCCGTGACGTAGCTCCAGTAGCCTTCCAACAAGAGTTCCAGAACAACCCCCTACCAGACGACATGTGTCACTTCAAGCTAGAGGACATACAATACTACGACAAACTACCCACCAACCTAAGATTCTGCACAGCAGTAGACCCAGCCAAGTCATTAGACCCTGACGCAGACGAGACAGTCATAATCACCGCAGGTACAGATACAGAGAGTAATATACACGTAGCAGACATAACCTCTGATCATCTAACAACAGATAGAATAGTAGATGAAATATATAGACATGCAGATACATGGCATCCTAACCCCTTAGGCATAGAATGTGACGCATATCAACATACCCTCAAATGGTACTTAGACACTAAACGTAAAGAGGGTGGACATACTAACTTCTTCGTAACAGAACTCCACTCAGGTAATAAGCTAAACGCTAAAGAAAGAAGAATCCTAGCCTTACAACCATTCATCAAACTAGGCAGAATCAAGTTCCACTCCACAGACGGCACATACACAGGCTGCACTCAAAAGGGCCTAGTAGACCAAATATGTAACTACCCAGGCAGACACGACGACAGAGTAGACGCTCTATCCTATATCCTAGAAATGGTAACAACCCCCTCAGAAACAGACACACCCTCATACCCCAAAGATTCACTAGGAGAAGTAAAACAAAGATTTGTAGACAAATACCACAGAGAACGTGCAGCTAAACTCAGAAAGTGGCATTCATAAATGAAAAAAGATACCAAACAATCTAAAGACAAGACTTCTAAGCTAGAAGAACAAAAAGAATACCTAGAAATAGCCTCAGCTGACATAGAGGTAGCAAAACTGTATCAACGCGAGAACCAATGGCTTGAGAAATCAAGACGCTACATAGGTTATATCGATGGTATCTATCCCCCAGGCTTAGATACACCATACGTAGTAAACACCTTCTACACCCTCATAAACCTTATAATACCATCTTTATATTACCAAGACCCAGTAATATCAGTAAACTCCCACAAAGATGATGTTATAATAACCAACCCAGATGGCATAACAGAACACTACCCAACAGCTCTAATATGCTCCCTACGCAGTGATATCCTCAACGCCCTATACCCATCCCTAAACATAGGAGATGAACTCCGTAAAGGCATCCAGAACGCCCTAATATACGGCTGGGGTGTCTTTAAAACAGGCATAACAACTAAATCAGAATCCTCAGCACCCTTCAGCCTCCCCAAGAAATCCATCTATGTAACATCCCTATGCCCTGAAGATGTCCTATATGACCCTATGGCAACAGGCTCCTTCGACAACTGCGCCTTCATCGCCCACAGATACACCAAAGAAACCAGATTACTCCAAGACGACAAATCCCTTAAGAATACCAAGAACTTAGAAGGCCACACTATAGAACAAGACACCCCTAAAGGTGACCTATACAAAGCTGTACAACACCATACCCAACGCAAATACACAACTCTCTACGAATACCACGAACAATCAGAAAACAACATAGCAACAATAGCCCAAGAAGACGCAACATCAACCCACCCAGTACAACCAGCAAACCTCCTTAAGCTCGTAACAAACAACAGCAAAACATCAGCCTTCACCCTCCTCCGCTTCTCCACCCTAAACGACAGACTAAGAGGAATATCCACCCTAGGAACCCAAGAAGACGAAGCCCTAGCCATCAACCAAGTCCTAACAGCTCAGATACGCCACATAAACATCTTCGGCGGTGTCTTAGTATACGAAAAGGGTGCCCTAACAGAACAACAGCTAGAAGCATGGCGCATGTCAAGACAAGGTGATATGCTAGAAGTAGAAGCAAACGCCCTAGCAGGCCCTTCAGGAGCAAGAGTAAGAAGAGAAGCTCCCCTCCAAATGGGCGCAGATTACTTCAACTCCATACAATCCTTCTCAGGCCTAATAGACAGAGGTCTAGGAGTATACGACTTCCAAAGCATGAACTCCACCAAACGCAAAACAGCCACAGAATCAGCCTTCGAGCAAGGTACAGGCCGAGTAAGAAGAGACTACCTATTATCCTTCGTAAAACAAGCAGTACTAGACATATCCCAAAAGGTACTAGAACTAGCAGACAAATACTACACCCACAAAGAAATAGTAGAACTAATAGGCTACGACTTCCCTAAAGAACTATGGACAGCCCTACCAAAGAACAACCTCTTCAGCCTAGACCTAGACATAGAATCAATGGTTGTCTTCGACCAATCCATGGCTACAGGCCTAATGCAAGCAACACAGTTCCTAATGTCCAACCCCCTAACCCAACCAACAGCAGCAAGATTAGACGGTGAAAAGATATCCAAGAAGATCTTCAAAGGCTTCGGAGCCAACATAGAATACTTCTACAAAGACTCCGACTTCATCCACAACGAAGCATCAGCCCTAGACGAGAACGAAGCCTTCCTAAACGGTCAAGTAGTACCATCACCCCAACCCTTCGACGACCACCAAGGCCACATAACAACTCACCAACGCTCCTTCGTAGAAGCCCAATCAAAGGAAGACGAAGACACAGCCCAACGCATAATGGAACACATGCAACTCCATGCCTTCTTCGCTCAAGCCTCACAAGCTATGCAAGGTGGCTCCCCCATGAACGCACAGGGACAAGGTGGAAACGTACCTCTTAACAATCCTGGACAAGAACAGGCCCCCGACCAAGCAGAAGTTCAAGGTAACTTCAGAAGGCCAACATAATGCCAGTATATTCTTATGAATGCGAAACATGTAATGAATACTATGAAGAGTTCTATAACTGTGAAGAATATCCAGAAGAAGTACCATGCCACTGTGGCGAATACGCAAGGATAATCATAGCTTATGCAGCATCCCTAGGTAAAGGTACAAACGACGATGCCTTCCATCCATACTATGATGGTCAACTAGGCCAACACTTCCAATCTAAACCAGAAAAAGACAAGTGGCTTAAGGACAACGGCTACAAACAAGAATCCGGCTCATCTAGCCCAATAGAAGATAAGATCGGCAACTTTAAGTGTACCAAGTCCCAAGCCGCTAAGTTATAACAGATATAACCTCACCCCCTTATAGGAGTCACTACATGATAGCCTATAAAACAAAGGAGATACAAAATGCCAGAAGAAACAGAAGTACAAGAGTTTGACGTACAGGCCATCATGAATGAAACTATCGAAGAAGAAGAAGCTGCCAATGCTGATTCCCCCTCAGATGACCCATCCATAGATACCCCTGAAACGCCCACACTTGCCGCTGACGAGGACATAGCCCCTATAGACGAAGATACCCCTTCCGAAGAAGCTACAACCGAACCAGACCCCCTTCCCTACGACTTCTACAACCCCTCAACATGGGGCGACAGAACAAAGGAAGATGTAGTAAAAGAAATACAACAGTACAACAACTCAATCTCAGAAACCAACGCAGGTCTAAAGGATAGAGTTAACCAGCTAGAAACAGGAGCAGGTCAAGTACAACAGGAAGTACAACGCTTCCTTGCCAACCCCGACCTATACAACGATGCCCGCAAGAAAGCAGGCTACAACGAACCAGCTCCAGCAGCCAACATCGAAGACGAACTGTCAAACATCCAAGATGTCCCAACCCTAATAAAAACAGTTCAATCTATCGTAGCAAGAGAACGTGAAGAAAACCAGAAGGCCACCCAAGCTCTCTTACAGCAAGCCCAAGCCACTTTCACCAACCAGGCAAACGAAGCTCTAATGCCCCAGAAAGCAGCCAAATGGGAATCAGCCATAAAAGAACTCGCAGGTGACCCCTCAATAGGAAAAGACTTTACAGAAGTAAACGAAGGACTAAGACAGGCCCTCTTAACCTCACCTAACTGTGAACACCTAAGAAACGCCTTCTCCTCCAACAAACTCTCTGAAAAAGAAACTCTCTTTGAAGCCTTCAAACTCCTCCACGAAGACCGCTACGTAGAAGCTCTCATCGCTAAACGCCAATCCGCAGCAAAAGACCTAAAGGACGCTTCCACAGAACCCAAAGGTAAACGCACAAAGAAAGGTGCCAAGGTAGATGAGATAGACACAGGCAACTTAGCCCTCGATATAATGTCTGAAGTATCAGCTGAAAACTCTTAATAACCTGCCATAACAAAAGGATCAACCAATGGCAATATCATATCCCTATGAATTAGACAGAGAGCGTAGTAACGAACGCCTCGCCTCATTCTTCGCAAAAGTAATAAAGAAATCCCCCGTAGACACAGAATTCCGTAAACGCCCTCTCCTCGACATGATGCAGAGCAAGCGTAAGAAAACAGTTGGTGCTCAGCCCCTATCTTTCCCAGTTGGCTACGGCGAATCCCCCAACTTCCGCAGAGGCGATCCAGCTGATCTCTACGCTGTCGTAGCTTCCAGTGGAACCAGCAAGATGAAGGTAGCAACCTACGACTTCGTAGATATGTATGACAAACTCGTCATATCAGGCCGTGAACAGCGTGAACTCTCTGAACCACGCCTTATCGACAGAATGAAATACAAACATGACCTCATCATCAAAACCAACATCCTCAACAAAGCAAAAGATCTCTTCGCAGCAGCAGCAGTAGCAGGACATTGTTCCTCACTCGCTCTCGGCGTTGACTCGTCTGGTTCGTTTGCAGGCGTTGACCCAGCAGTTGTAACAGGTTGGGCCTCACAGGAAGACAATCACGCAGCAGCATTCGCCGTAGGTGGATACGAAGCTATGATTGCTCTCTCCAAAGACATCCAAGAAGTAGGTGGAATGACGGACGTTATCGTAATGCCTAAAGACCTCCACGCTGACCTTGAAATGTCCTATGATGCAGATATCCGCTATTCAAGCACCAAAGAGCTTGATAGAGGCGCAGATGGCATCAAATTCCGTGGCGTTAAATGTATCTTTGACAGCGACTGCACAGATGACGCTATGTACTTCCTTGACTTAGATTCATGTTACCTTATCTGTAACAGCCAAGCTGACATGAAGTTTGAAGCTCTTGTCAACAACGACGACCAAGATGCTATGTCCGCATTCTTCCTCGACGAATTCCAGGTTGTTATCGAAGACCGCAGAGCACAGGGCAAGATCTACGCAATGACGTAGAAACAACCCTAACTCTCTAACACACTAACCAAAAGGAGTAACATAATGTTCTTATATTCAGCAAACAGCCGTGGACAGAAAGTATTACCTGTCCGTGCAGTAGCAGCCCGCACCAAAGGTGACGTTGCATGGCTCGCTCTACCAACAACCGCAGGTGACGAAGTAATGACAGATGTAGCAGTATCGTCCTCAGCAGCAGTATACACCGCATGTGTATGGCTCGACGACTGTGACGCAGCCGATATCGGCCTCGTCTGTGTAGAAGGCCCTGTCCAAGCTACAGTAACCAGCGGCACTTTCACAGCCTTTAACGGCATTGAAACCGATGGTGGCAACGTAGAAGACAGCGGAAGTTCAGCAGACATCACGGGTGGAGAAGCCATAACAGACTTCGCTATCGCCCTTGAATCAGGCACTACGGTAGTGACCCTCAAGATTTATCTTCTTGGTCATCCGTATACCAGCACGACCTAAGTAACTTAACAACTAACACCAAGCTGGACGGGGAATAAACCCCCCGTCCACCCAATGGAAAGGATTAATTATGCCTATCAGATGGGGCCGTGGAATGAAAGGCCTTAAAACACAAAACCCAGCAGACGAAGGTGACGATCAATTATCTATCAAAATCCCTAGCCTAGTTCTGGCAAGCCAAGACGCAGCAGCCGCCGCTAACGAAGGTAACATCTTCTATGACGAAACAAACGATGTAGTAAAGTTCTCAGATGGTGCCACGTGGGCCGCTATCACCTCAGGTGCAGCTACCTTAGATGATATCCTCACAAACGGAGCAGCTTCAGATGTAGCAAGCGTAACCCTCACAGGTGCAGCTTCAGCAGCCACGGCTCTTGCAGTAGGTGATGCCACAGACGCTATTGAAATGTATGCCCTAGCAGGTGCAGTATATCTTGTATCTACAGGTGCTTCAGATCTTACCATTGAACCAGATGGTGGTAACATCAACCTAGTAGGTGCTACAGACGTAGATGGTGTCTTCACATGTGATCTAACAGCAGCTCAGATCCTCGTAGGTAGTGGAGCAGGTGAAGCAGTAGACGTTGCAGTATCAGGCGTTATTGCTTTAGCTAATGATGGTACAACCTCATATGCAGCTAACGTAGCCTGCCCTACCCGCCCTGTAGTTGATACAGCAGCCGGTACTCTTACCCTCGCAGGTCAGACAGTTGATACGATTAACACAATATCAACCAACGCAGCAGCAGACTGTGTAGTAACACTAGACGCAACCGCAGCAGTAGGCCAAGAAATCACCTTCGCTTTCGTAACAGATGGTGGCTTTGATGTAGTAGTCAACTGTGGTGGAGCAGACGTATTCTGGTCCGCAGGTGGTATCGTTGAAACAGGTGCAACAATGGAAGACGCAGGAGATTTCCTTATCGTTCGTAAGGTAATGCCTGATGTCTGGCTTGTCGTATCAGAACGTGGCAATACAATTGCATAATTAGATCGGATGGCCCCTACACAGGGGTCACCCCGTGTAATTATAACCATTACCATAAACGGACCTAATCAAATATATACGTTAATTATGGTATAAAGGAGAACAGTATGACAGTATCAAACAGACGCATCCAGAACGAGAACGCCAAGTTCCAAGAAGTAGCCCCAAACGACATAGCAGTAAAGAACGTATCCCTAGAAGATAGACTAGTAGTATCCTCACTAGACTCCCTCACAGGCGTAGCATCTCTAGGAGCAGCAGGCACAGGCCTTGCCTTAGATATAGACCACAAAGAAGGCCAATACTCAGTAGAAATAGACAAAGTAGCAGATGGTGCTATAAAGGTAGCGGGTATCTCCAATGTAATAGACCTAGCCCTCTCACGCTTCAGCGATGGTAAGATATCCTACTGGGTAAACGTATCCTCCCTAACGGATATAGCTTCAGTATCCTTACAGATAGGTACAGATGCCTCTAACTGCAACGTATATACCACAGCAGATAGTGGCTTATCCACAGGCTGGAACGAACTATCATACGACTGTAATGCCCCAACATCATCCACAGGTAACGGATGTATATGGGGCAATGTTGATTATATTGACCTCTTCGTAACCTTCGACGCAGCAGCAGATACCCTAGCAGACATCCGCTGGGATGCCATAACCATCTCCAACCCCCTAAAAGCCCAACTCGTAGCAGGTGACGTAAACATCGGCGATGTAGATGCAGTATGTACTAACATAGGTGTCTTCCCTGTCCAAGCCTCTTCAGCAGCTATTGCCTCAGGCGGTGTATCAACCCTCTTCGACGCAGATGGTGACAATGTAAAAGCAGCCCTATCAGCAGCTCCAGCTAACCTCTACAGCATTGTAGCATATAACGAGAATGCTGTACCAGCATGGGTACAGATATGGGATCTAGCAGCAGGCGATGTCACGGTAGGCGCAACCGCTCCTAAAGTATCCTTCTTCGTCCCAGCTCAAGGCGCTTACCACGGAGACTTCAACTTCCCTATCTCTTGCGCTACCGCCATAACCTACGCATGTACTACTACAGATAATGGTGCAGGTGATCCAACAGTAGGCCTTGTTGTCAACTTCATGTACAAAGCATAAAGGAGGCTAACAATGTCAGGATTCTCTACATATGTCCCCTTACCCGAGGTAGGTGCAGCAGTAATAGGAAGAGCATCAACAGCCACCCTATACGTATCTCCCAACGGCTCCAACGCTGACGGCAAAACATGGTCATCAGCCTATAACACCATCCAAGCAGCCCTAGACGCAGCCTCAACCGACGCTGACGATTGCACCCTAATCCTCATAGGCCCTCACGCTACCTACTACGACATAAACACAACAGGTGATCCTACATGGACAGGTAACTATATCCTTAAAGGCAGCCACAGACTATGGGCACCAGTAAGAAACGAACATAACAACGCTACCTCAGTATTCAAGTTCACAGGAAAGATATCACTAGTAGACCTAGCAATATTCTCCACTGACAACGGTATAGGAGGTTCAGTTGGCGGTGTCATCTCCACCCAGTCTGGCTTTAGAATTAGACATTGTGGATTTAACTCAGAATCTGTAACCCACGCTTGCACAGGAATTCACATCGATGGCAGCGGTGGCTTCATAAGAGGCGGTATAATTGAAGAAGTAAAGATACTAGGAACCGCAGCTTATACAACTGGCCTTTACCTAGACACAGCAAAGATTAACAACTTCACGGACATGATTATTCATGGCTGTCTAAAAGGTGTACAGATAATCAACGCAGCTAGTGACGATAACGAGTTCTGCGGTATAGACATAGGTAATTGTAGTGCTACAGTAGCTGTAGAAGGAACAGATGGTATAGCCTTTGATATAGATGCAGGTAACGAACAACACTTCAATAATATTCTACTTCATAATAACACCATCAACTTCGCCACAGTAACAGAAGACCACCACTATCAGAACATAATTGGTGAGTTCCCAATTTACCTATTACCCTTAAATGATGTTGATACTGGAGTATCAGTTTCTGCTACAGAGGATGGTTGGGGTGGGGACACGGTACTAATTGCAGCCGATGCACTAGACAAACCATTTAAAGTAGTTGGCTATGTACTTGAACCGTCAGCAGACGAGAATATGAGAATGAGATTCTCTGCGAATAGCGGAACGACTCACTTCGCAGAAACCATGTTTGCATCAAAGAAGAACAAAGCATCTGCTGCTGGCACTACCACTGATTTCGTATTCAATGCCAACACTAGAATAAGCGCAAGTGCATACGCCGGCTCAGGTGGTAGGACAATTAGAGTTTGGTTAGAAATTCAAGAAATATAAGGAGATAACATGGCTAATGCAACTAAAGGTAGTTGTGGTGGAACCCCAGTAAGAGGTAAGAAAGGTGACCCTAAACCCGCTAGAGGTGGAAGAGGTAAACCAACTAAAGGTAACAAAGGAAGAAGACGTAAAGGAAGATAATATAACAAACAAGGAGAATTAACATGTCAGCATTCTACTACGATACAACTACCCCAACCCCAACATTCAGTTGGGCCTTAGCAGCTGGTACTTTAACCATATCAGCTGAAGGTATCTCTAAGATGACGATGGAGAAACAAGGCTCCCCAGGTGAAAAGATAGAACTAGACATATCAGGTATGTCATGGACTATCGACGACGACAACGGCTCTGATGAGTTCGTAGGCCGCATGGGAACCACAGCCTCCAGAGCATGGGGCAGTGCTATGCCTTACTTTGTATATCTAATTAACTACGACAATACTCCTGGTAATGTACGTATGGCTATCTCCAGAGACCCTACAGCAAGAGTAACCCCAGCCTCAACAGATGGCATAGGCAGTAATGGAGGAGGAGCAGCAGCTACCCCAGCCCAGACTAACTTCTTTGTAGCATATACTAATAATACCTCCCTTAACTCCAAGCCTTGTCAACTAATAGACGTAGGTCTATCAGCTATCTGTGATGACTCAGCAGGAGGTATCTGGACCTTCACCGCCCCAGCAGCAGGTGATTGCTTAGAGAATACCTTCTCCACTATGTATACGTACCCAGAGGGGCAGGGCGGGGCATCAGCAGGTGGGTACTTTAGTTTAGCAGGAGCTGCTTGCACCCTAGATTTTGCTACAATGTATTACATCTACACCGTGTCCCCCAGTGGTATGTTAGAACTTCTATTTAACACAGGTAATAGAAGTGCTGGTGATGCTGCCGCCACAGCTTTATATATTCATATGCCTTTATCTTCCTCAGCAGGAATAGGTGTATACCACTCCTACGCAAAAGTAAACAACAACTTCAACTTAACAACGTTAGTACCAGCAGCCGCATCCACCTACTTCACTATATTAGCTACCGCATCAAACACTCCCTTTACAGCAGCTAATTTTGCCAATGCTAATGACAATATAAAGTCTGTGCGTATCACCTGTAAGGTATTCTAAATGAGTAAATTCCTTTTAGAACTACTTAGAAAGCTGTATCCAAGGGGTACGTGGGGTCGTGAAGACCTGACTAATCCGAAGCAGCTACACCTATTCGCTCAAACCTATATACATCTACTGCTGGGGTGTACATTACCCCTTATAGCACTACCAATCGTCGCGTGGTGGCCCTTGTGTGGCCTCTCAATAGCATTCCTTATAGCCCTCATAACACCTTTATACAGGGAGTTCCACAATGACAAACATCCAATATCTGATATATACAATAACACACCCGCTGGCATTGATTGTCGCTCTGATATCCTAAGCTGTTATGTAGGTAGTATCATAGCTCTAATCCATATAGGAGTTCTAACATGCCTAATCTCGTTTATCTAAACTTAAAGAACCGTATAAAGTCAAGGGTACATAACCCTAACTTAGATGCTGATGATCTATCCTTATGGGTAAACGCAGCTAGAGACAGACTTATACGTACTATTAAACCTTCCTTCCTTATGGACTCTACTAACTTCACAGCTGTAGTAGACCAAGCTACTTATTACTTAGCTAATATAGACCCCACTTCTATAACTGATATGGTTAATGAAACCTTGGATAGACAGTTATACGAAGTATTAGAAACTAACCTTAACTCCTTTGATGCAGATAGAAGTAACGAATCATCCCCTGTCTACTATGTAGTAGGAGATATGGAATATATCCAAGCTCAACCATCAGCAGCCTCTGTAATTGCTTTATCCTCCTCAGCGGTAGGTGACACATCAGCATCAGTACTTGTCAAGGGTATCGTCGGAGGTCTAGAAGTATCAGAGGTAGTAACCCTCAATGCTTTAGATGCCACAACCCCTGTCAATAGCACCAACACATACACCTCCCTTCTATCCATATCAGTAGCAACAGTCCTTACAGGCTCTCTAACAGCTACCTCTAATGCTACAGTCATAACAAACGTAACAATACCAATAGGTTATCACTATACTCAATACACCCCTATAACCTTATGGGGTACTCCTACAGAAACAGACGTATATAGAATACACCACACTAAGACAATAACCCAACTTACCCATGATGCAGACCCTCTAGGTGTACCAGACGAATGGGCCTCCCTGCTCTTCAACCTCTCCATAGTAGAAGCCCATAGACACGGCTACGAAGTAGAAGTATCAGAATTCCTCCTTAACCACATAGAACAAGACATCTTCTTCTTCCAATCTCTCTACAAATCCTCAAGACGTAAACGCAACTCCATGGTAAGAGACCACTCCTTCGGCAATCCCTTTGATAGATTCGACCACTCCTCAGACCTCGGATAAAGGATATTATGTCCCTTAAAGATGCTAACATAGAACCAATAGAGTTCAAAGACTTTACAGGCGGTTGGTCTCAATCCCGTACACCCAACCCCAACCAGTCCCCTGACACCTTAAACTGTCAAACTAAGAACTCCAAGCTAACCCATTCAAACGGTGAAACCGCCCTTGAATCGGGCCAAGTTCTACCTGTAGACTCAACTGTCCCTATATACGGTATACATATAAATGAATCAACTAAAGACATTATATGCCGTACAGATACAGAGCTACATAGAATAGACAATGTAACAATACCCTTTAACCTAACTACTACAGACATAACCTCAGGTATTAACTTAGGTATACCAGATCATCCTACATCATCAGTAATGTATAACGATGCCCTAATAGGCTGTGATCCTAATAGTGATATATGGAGGGTAGTAGGTAACTCTGACGCTGTATCTATTAATGCCTCAGGCCCTGAATCAGCTTATGCCTGCGGTGTCTTTAAAGATAGACTTGTCTTTGCAGGTATTAAGTACGCAGGTGCATGGTATCCCACCGCTGTTGTATACTCAGACCAAGATGACGCTAATGGCTGGGATGTCGCCTTCCAACGCTGGGAATTAGAAACAGATAAAATAGAATACTGTTGTCATGTATCTCAGATAGGTGAAGATCTATTTGTATATAAAACTAACTCCATAGCTAAGATATCAGGTTATCCTCCCTATGACTGGGTTGTTGATCGTACCTTCATTAATGGTATAGGTCCTATGTCTACAGGAGCAGTACAACGCTGCTTCATCCAAGCTCAATCCCAACTATTAGAAGTAGATATCTTCTTAGCCTATACGGGTCTGTATGCCTTTGATGGCTCCTCTTTAATGGCCTTACCCTTTTCACAAGATAACACTGCTTTAAAGGACTTCTGGAACTCTATACTATGGTCTTCTACCTCTCTTAACAGAGTAGCTTCTACATATGATAAAGCTAATGGTATGTATAAGGTATGGTTTACAGATGGTAATGCTGGTTCTATACAAGGTATTGCTTATGATTGTATCAATAACTCTGTATGGCCCTTATCATCACCTTCAGTACCGTACTCAGCAGCTTGTACTATAACCCCTGATGATACCCATGACTTAGCAGATCATGTTGTATATGGTCATGATAATGGCCTTGTTACAAGAGAAACCTCCCTACATCCTCTTATCCCCTCTACTACCCAACTAATAACTAATGGTGGTATGGAGCTAGACAGTGATTGGACTACCTATGATCCTACCGCCTCAGGCACAGTAACTAACGAACGCTCTGCTATCTTTGAATATAAGAACACCTATTCCAGACATATCCTCTTAGGAGCAGCAGCTACCTCAGGTGGTGCTTATCAAACAATAGCTGGTCTAACTGTAGGTAATGTATATGAAGTATCCTGCTTCGTCAACCAGACTGTGGCAGATACCTCTCAGATAGTAGTACGTGCAGGAACAACCACACTAGCTACAGGTTACAGTGATAGCTCTTCCCCATGGGAGAACATCAAGACATCCTTCGTTGCTACAGCTACATCAGTTAATATACATCTAGAGGTTATAACAGTAGGCTCTGAAGCATACTTCGATCATATACAGATGTTTGATATGACTCGTAATGTATATTATAAGACACCTATCCTAGACATGGACTCTAAGTATACTAAGAAGATAATGAAGGAATCAGGTGTAGAGTTTGAATGTATTGACGATTCCTCCTTCACTGTAGAAGCTACATATGATGATGGTAGAGACACCTCCACAACCTCCTCGATTAACCAATCTGCTCTATCAACGGAGTCCTCACGCATATCATCATTAACAACATCCTCAGCAGGTATAGCAGGTAAACAATTCAGACAGGTACAATATACCCTATCTCTAACAACTACATCTAACCTCGTACCTAACTGGGAAATATCAGCTTTAGTAATGGCTTATACTCCAACAGGCTCTATCTGGCTATTCAATTAAACGGTAAGCAACAGCTATTTACTGCCTCACAGCTACCCTTTAAACACCCGCTAAGGCCTATTCTGTGACTAAAAGAGGGAAACCCCTTGCCTAGGTACTACCTAAATACTGCACCTCGTGATGGGCCTCTCAGGAGCTCTCAGACCCCTTCCTGACATACCATGGGATATAGCCCCTTAAACCCTATTTAAACAGCTTCTAACCAAAACTACTAGCTTCTTAACAATCTTATGAGAATACCACGCTGGATACCAACTCAAGTACTACCATCATCCATAAACCAATGGATGGATAACCTACAGAAGAGGTTATATAAGATACAATGCTATGCTTGTGGTAACTGGGAACACTCAGTAGCTAAAGCATCCACAGCTTATACAGCCATAGACCTCACAGGTTCAGCAGCAGCTCAAGATGTAGCTATGCCACAGATGGGTAGAATAACAGGTATAGGTATGACATGTAGTGATCCTATATCAGCAGGCTCTATAACAGTAGATGTAACTATAAACAGTATAAAGCAATCATTAGAGTGTGTTATAGATACAGACGACCCCTACTCACAAGTAGCCGTACCTAACAACGCAGTAAACACTGAACTCCTAGAGTTTGATGTAGGTGATCTAATAGGAGTAGAAGTAAAGTTTACAGGTATAACAGATGTATATATCATTAATGTAACCGTCTTTGTTATATAAGAAGACACTACAGTAGATCTTTTCTACAGAGGAGTAGATAATGCTTAAGTCTCCAACCAAAGAAACTCTCCATAACCTCTACAACTGCTACACATCTAAAGAATACCCCCACTACTTCAGACACTTCCCACAAGAACTAGATATACAACAGTTCGTACAAGCTCTCCTACCTTGTGGCTTATTATATGAAATACAAGATAAAGGTATAACAATAGGCTTCTTAACATCTTGTATCAACACCATAACCCATAACGCTACCTTAGGTATATTAATACTAAAAGAACACCAAGGCAGTAAGTACGCTCTAGCAACATTCACTAAATATATATCACTACTATTCAACCGTAAAGTGCACAAGATAATATGCTCCATATCATCATCAGATACAAGAGCTATAAAGATAGCAGAAGAATCAGACTTCATCAAAGAAGCTACACTAAGAGATAATAACAAGTATAACGGTAAATATAATAATGATGTAATATATGTACTACCCCATAAGAGATATAAACGATTACTAAGACTACGAACTAAGGTAAATAAGAAAGAAGGTTAATATGTATTCAGGTGGCGAACCAATCTCCGCAATAATGGGCATAGCTTCTATGCTAAGCATGGCATCAGCAGGACAAAGCGACAACACCCTAGGAGGCCTCTTAGGAGCCTTATCAATGGGTGCAGGACCTCTCTTAAGCGGAGCAGGCTCTATGAGCGCAGCAGGTAACCTAGCTACCCCAGCAGCACAGGTAATGGGTGAAACAGTCCCTAACTTAGGAACAGGAGCAGGCTTATCCCTAACGGGTGGTGTTAATCCAATATCACAGACAGCTAATACCACAGCTAACTTAGGCATGGATGCTTTAGCAGCCTCCCCACGTGCAGGCTTTGATAAACTCCTCACCTCACCTGCTATGACATCTACCCCCTCATTCACCCCACAGCAGCTTACAGGCCCTACCCCTAGTCTATCCACAGGTGCTAACCCAGCAGCTCAGGCCACCATGGAACCAGCTAAGGCAGGTAAGAATGGCTTCATCAACAACATCTTTGGCCGTAAAAGCTCAGCTAACCAGAAGCTAGGATTATCCAACGCAGTAGCTGGTATAACCGACCCTAACGAGAAACTAATGGCAGGTCTTATGTATATGCAAGACCTTAAGTCAAGAGAAGCTCTACAGACAGGCCTAGTTACAGGTGGAGCTAAAGGTTTAATTGGAGGTGTAGGAAAAGCCCTTGAAGATAAACCATATACCCCTGACTACAGAATGTCCACAGTAAGAAAGAACAGAGAGAATGCTATGAACAGTGGTAGTAAGTCAGATGAAATAATCAATCGAGTTAGAAATAGAAGGAAAATGGGAGGATTACGATAATGGCTATAAACAACTTCAGTGGTGGTTTCCCTAAAGCAGCCAAGAGAAATAAGAACAAGTTCGCTGGTAACACGGCTGGTCTTCAAGATACAGGCAGTACAGGAGCAGCCAGAGGTGGTTTACCCGCAGCTGGTGGTAGCAATATTAAAGCTCCCAAAGGTGGTCTAGCCCCTGTATACGATGCCCCAGCAGCTCCTGTAGACCCCTTTAATCCTTCAGCTTACTCAGATGCTTATGCAGCTAATAACCAGTACGACCCTGCTACAGACCCCATGCTAGGACAAGCCCATAAGACAGGTAAACTAGAGCTAGATGCGGGTCTTATGGCTCTTGACAGTCTCTTTGCTGAACAGCGTAAAGGCGTAGAAGGCAGGTCCTTCAACCAAGGCTTATCAGGCAGTGGTATTCAGGAAGGTATCTGGGGTCAGCAGTATAGACAAGAAGGTAGTGATGTAGGCCAATTAGCAGCAGACAACGCAGCCGGTGTACAGGGTAATGTTACTGACCTAATGAATGCTGGTAATGATAGATATTATGCAGGCTTAGATGCAGCCTTACAACAGGATACTAATGCCATAAACCTTATGATATCTAATAATGAAATAACTTTAGCAGAAGGACAACAAGCTATAGATAGACTAATAGCTCAGAATGATAGCCGTAAAGCAGATGCAGAAGAAAGAAAGACTGATGCTATCCTTGCAGGAACCTTCTTCCCTGAAGGTGGTTCAGACGCTATTGAATGGTATGATGATTATACAGGTGGTGGTGCTAACAACAATAACACTGGGGGCAGCTTTGCTCAAAACTCAGGCCTTAACTCCTCAGCTCCTACTGCCGAAGGTCTACGACAAGACAGAGCACAGTGGGATGCCTTAGTACCAGGCACAAGCATGACATATAAAGAAAGATTCCCAGGCAACTACAGTGAATGGAACAAATCAGGCAAGATGCCTACTAGCTTTGGCTATTAAACATAAAGGAGTTCCCCGTGGGAATTGGTAAATCTATAGCAAGAACAATATTCTCTGGCTTAGGTGGTGCAGCAGATGATGTCGGTGATATCACTAAGACACGCTTATCTAAGGAGCAAGACCTTAATAATGCCTTAGCTAGACTACAGATGGGTCAGTCTCTTGAAGAGAACTCTCCCCTGTATAAAGCTAAGATTAAATCCCGTAAGGATGCTGCCTCTGAACGTGCTAGAATAGTAGCTGAAAGAGAAAGGCGTAAGGAGATAGGCGGTCTTATAACTTCAGGTAGGATGGAGAAGGCTACTGATGAAAGAGCTGGTGCTTTATCTGAAGATAGGGGCACTAGACAAGCCTTAGCTGACCTAGTAGGGCGTACCAATGAACTAAGTACTGATGATATATTAAAGTCTAAGTATGGTGGTGTTAAGGAAAGAATAGCCTCAGACCTTATCCCAGGCTACGGCCTTGTAGACAGCCTCTCTAGGCTTGTAGAAGGCAGTCAAGGTGAATTTGGTAGAATGATAGGTAAAGACCCTGTAGATACCCTTGGCGTTCCTCAGGCTATACAGGATAAGACCAACCGTCTTGAGAACCTTGTAGGACAAACTAGATCAGCAGCTAATATTGCCTCCATACCAACAGAAGCAGAAGACTTAGCTAGTTATGGTATATTACCCGAAGAAATAGCTAAATATGCTGGTGGTGCTGAAACAGGTATTGAAGATGTAGGAGCAGCCGCTTATAGTCCAGAAGTACAAGCAGGGTTAGCTATGGGTGATGCAGATACAGCTAATAAGTTTATAGGTAACAGGATAATGGAATTAGCAAGACAAGGTTACGATGTAGATAAGATACTAGAGATGGAAGATGATGAAATGCAGATACAGTTCCCCAACATCTATAAAGCCTATCAAATACTCAAAGGTCAATAATGTCCCTAAAAGACGTATTAGACAAACATAACGCATCTAGTAAGGTCTCTCCAGAAGAGTCCTCAAGGTGGGAAGATATAAAGCACTTCACCAAATGGTCACTCCTTGGTGGACCTGCTGGTGCATTAGCAGCTGTACCTGTACAAAAGACAGGTAATGAAGCAGCTGATAAGGTACAAAGAGTTATTAAAGCCTTAGGTGTAGGTACTCATGCAGCTATGCCTCAATCGCTTATAACCGACTATCTTACAGACGATAAGGCTAGTGGTGACTTTGAAGCTGAAGGTATCCCTGAGAATGTAGCTCAAGTAATAGGAGCATTAGGTGGTTCTATACCTACCTTTGGTATTGCTGGAGCAGCTGTAACTAAGGCTGCTAAAGCTGCTAAGGTTGGCTCTGCTTTAACTAAAGGTCTTAAGGTAGGGTCTAAGGTCATTCCACCCGCTATAATCAAGCCAGCAGCTATCCTAGGCCTTCTAGAGGGTGTTAAGAAGACTGATGAAGATGAATCTAGATTACAGAATATAGTTACAGGTGTTGGTACAGGTGCTGCTATGGGTGCTATAGGTGCTAAGGTAGCTCCTAAGATATCAGCATTCTTTAAGAAGAAGTTAGGTATTGACATCACAGACGAGCAGGCAGCAGCCTTTAATAAATCTATAGGTAATCCTAATGTAAGAGCTAAAGAAGCAGCTGTTATGGCTAAAGCCCTTAATAAGCCTAACCTAGCACAGTATATCAATAACTCCCCTGAACTAAGTAAACGCCTTTCACAATTCACTACTAAGGTAGGCGGTAAAGCTCCTATCATAGGTAGAAGTAAGAAGGGTATAGGAGCCTTTGTAGGTGAGGGTGTAGAGCTTAATGGTAAGGTTGGAGCTGGTTATCGTAAATCTCTTAACCCTAAGCAGATGTCTAGATTAAGAAGAGAAATAATAGTACAGGATAGAGAGAGGCTATTAGGTAAAACTACAGTCCCTAGAGCAGCCTTTACTAAGTTAGAGAAGTGGATGAATCCCTCTGATAGACAGGCATTAGAAGCCTCAAGAGGAAATCAACCACAGGAATCTACCAACCTTATACAAGATACTCATATGATTATCAATAGAGCTCATGACCAAGGTCAGACAGCTACTCTTATGAGAGGTAAGCTATTAGAGTATATGAAGAAGGTGGGTATAACAGAAGCTAGAATGGAAGAACTTACTGAAGCTGTAAGTAGAAGACAGCCTATCAAGATGACCCCAGTAGAGGGTAAAGCTGTTAAGGAGTTCTGGAAGATAACCAATCAATTACATGGTTGGGAGAAAGAAGCTGGCGTTAACGTAGCCTATAAGAAGTTCTATAAGTATGGTAAAACAGCTGAATCTAAGATCCCTACCCATGCACGTAGCGGTAAGCCTAAGCCTGGCAAATCTAAGGCTTCATTTGAGTATAAATCTAAAGAAATAGTAGAAGACAAGTTACCCGCTATGCAGGGCTTAGAAGATCGTATTAAAGCTCATACCTTCCGTATGCTACAAACTAATGGTAAAGATTGGGATAAGTCTATTATGTTCTATAAGGCTCAAGGAGCTAAGGCTAAGGCCGACTCTATGGTAAGTCTATATTCAGATATAACAGGTGTATCTAAAGAAGCTATAAACAATACTATGAAGCAAGACTTTGTACGTAATGGTGTATATGCTGCTGAAGATGCTCTTAAGAACATGGGCCTTGAAAGACAATCTCTATCTGATGAGGTATATAAACATCTAACAGAACTAATGTATAACTCATGGTTAGGTACATCAGCAGGTATTATCGTTAAACAGGCAGCCTTTCAGCTACCTAACGTAGGTGGTGTAGAACTAACCCCCACATACCTTATGAGGGGTATACAACACTTAGCTAAGAAAACTCCTATGTATAGAGAAGCCTTTGCTCGTAACTTCCATAGAATGGCTCCTACAGACACTATTGACTTTGCAGAGCAGGCAGCTAATGCAGCTAAATCTAAGATGTTACCTAAGTATGTAGAACAGACAGTTAAAGCTCTTACTATCCTACCTCGTAAGACCACTATGAAGGGGTTTATGAAGTTAGATAAGTTCTGGAATAGACAGGTAGCTTTTAATGGGGGTATGTCTAGGTTTATGGATACTGGTGGTGATGTAGCTAAAGTAACAGAGATAACACAGAATCTATGGCCTGCACAGCGTAGGGCTTTATTACAGACATTGAAGGATAAGGGCTTACAAGCAGCTGCTGAGGATTATGGTGTATTAAAGTCACTTAGAGTTAACTATATGTACTTTGTAGGTGATAAGCCTGATATGTTAAGAGGAGAAATAGGTAAATATATCCCCTTTACTACGTGGACTAGAAACCAATGGATGAGGTTTATGGGCGACGCTGTTAATGATCCTCTATCCCTAGCAGAGAGAGTAGGATATCCAGCAGCCTTCACGGCTATGGTAGCAGGTCTTACGGGTATAGAAGTACCTCGTAGTGAGCCTGTAACCTCCCTTGCTGGTGTATCTATGACACCTGCTCCTATGATATCTAATGTAGCTGAAGAGTTAGGTATGGGTAACTTTAAACAGGCAGGTAAAGAAGCTATGTCTATATTCCCTGTAGCTAATGCTTATAACAGAGCAGAGAGAATACAGAAGAAGGGACTACTTAAAGGTATGTCAATGAGAAAGGCTAAGACTGTAAGCCTGGCAGACCTATTCAAATAAGGACTATTATGACCAACGAGCCAACTAAATACTGTACCAAGTGTAAGAGATCCCATGCCATATCCTCCTTCTCTAAGGATGGTAGATCTAAGGATGGATTACAGAAGTGGTGTAAGATAGCTATGCAAGATCATAAGGAGTTAAGGAAGACAGCTAAGAGAAAGAAGGCTAAGGTTCTTAAGGAGGTTATTAATGAGACTCCTAAGATACAGAAGCTTGTAGAAGTATCTAATGAATTAGGTGGTGATCTTGTAGGTGCTTATCAATCTATTAATGGTAATGTATCAAGAGCTAGAGCTAGAGAAGGTCTTAATTGTTACCTTGAAAGGATAGCAGATAATACCTCTCTATCTAAGACAGCTGAGAAGATAACAGAGTCTTCCTTGTTTAAGTCCTTTGTAGATAAATACCTTAACTTATGCTATGAATCATCTAACCCTTCTTATATGAAGGATGCTATATTGACTATGGGTAAGCTCTCTGGTCAATTAATAACTAAGACAGAAGTTAATGATGTATCAGCTGAAGATGCTAATGCTAGGTTTGAGAGTAAGATGGCTAAGGTATTGGATAAGATACATGGTAAAGAGACTGTACAATAGGTATGTTAGGGGCTGTTAAACATGCCCTTCACAGGCTCTCACAGGCCCATCACTGGCTTTTAATTGGTATGTGCTGCCTTACCCCTTACAATTTATACGGAGTGTACACAATGGCTGACAATGACTTTATGAATAACTCGGGATTAGAGGGTATGTTATTACCTACTGCTCAACCTGCTCCTTCTCCTATACAAGACTTTGTACCTGAAGAATATAGGAATATACTTATAGATGCAGCTAATAAGCATGGTATATCCCCTAGAGCTTTAGGGGCTATGGCTAAGCAAGAGAGTAGCTTTAATCCTGATGCTGTAGGTGCTGATACTAAGTGGGGTACAGCTAAGGGTATGTTTCAGTATTTAGATTCTACAGCTAGGGGTATGAATATAGATCCCTTTGATCCTGTACAGGCTGCTGATGCTGCTGCTAAGCAGTTAGCTGATAACACTAAGAAGTATGGTAATATACAGGATGCCTTTAGAGCACATCATGCTGGGCCTAATAAGAAGGGGTGGGGGCCTAAGACTAATCGATATAGTGAGATATTAACTAAGTTACTTGGTGGTGATGGTGCTATGCCTACTGGTGGTGATGCTGGGCTTATAGAAGGAGTAGATAAGGAAGTAGCAGCTGATCCTAGGTTAATGGCTTTGTTATTTGCGGAGGCGTTATAATGGAAGTTATAGGAATTATAGCTATATTGACACTATTAGTATTTATGTAAAGGATTATAATGGCCCCTGAAAGAATTACATTTGAGACTATTATGGCAGCTGTAGGTTGTATTACTACAGTATTGTTAGCTTTGAAGGGTATGATAAGAGTATGTGTAGAATCTATAGAACTTATACCTAGAGCTATTAAGGGGTGGAAAGACTCTGCTATAGCTTGGCGTAACAGGCGTATAAAGAAAGTAGGTAACAATGAAGAAGAGAAGCGTAAGTGATAAGAGGAGTATTAATGAGATAATCATTCATTGTAGTGCTAGTAGACATGGCATCACCATTAAGGATATTGACAGATGGCATAAGGCTAGAGGCTGGGATGGGTGTGGTTATAATATAGTTATAGAATCAGATGGAAGGGTAGGTTGGGGTAGAGATATTAATACTGTAGGTGCTCATTGTAAAGGACATAACTCACACTCTATAGGTATATGTATGATAGGTGGTGATGATGGTAATAAGATGTATAAGTTTAATAGTGAGCAGCTTAAGGAGCTTAAGATAGTTATAGAAGGTATATTCATGACTTATGGTGTTATGCCTGTAGTAGGTCATAGAGAGTATAATAAGCATAAGACCTGTCCATGCTTCAACGTGGAAGAGTGGATGGAGGATGGAATGCCTGATAAGATATATAAGTATATGGATAAGTAGATACAAATAAGCCCCCGTAACTGGGGGCTTTTGCTATTCATCTCCTATAGGGGAGGGGGCTAGAGGGAAGTAGGGAGTACCTAGTTGTTGGTTAGTGTCTGTAGTACTGCGTATAAGTATCCTTCTTCCTGTTACTGGGGTGGTGGGTAGGTTATCGGGGAACCCTGCCTCTGACAAGAATGTCATAACAGACTCCCAAGGGATGTTATATCCTATATTATGCATACCTCTTATACCTGCAAAGATAACACCTGATAGCTCACCTTGCATATTAAAGACAGGTGAACCACTATTACCTGGATAGGTATGTGAAGCTAACTGCTCTGCCCATGAGCCTAATACCATCTGGTTCTCTTTAGATACAAAGCCTATATCAGTAAACCACTCTAGACACCATGGACAGCCTACTACAGCTGTGGTGTCATGTAGGGATAGGGGCTTATCGGACAGTGGTGATACCCTCAGTGGACGTTCTGCTCTTATAAGGGCTAGGTCTGCTTGTGTTGATACAAACACTGTGGAGCCTTTGATAAGGCCCATGTGCTGTGGTGATTCTATCATCTGACCACACATAAGGCTTGCTCCTCCTATGTGCTTATTGGTTAGTATATATGAATGAGTATCTGTAGAGTATATAACTGTACCTGTACCACATGATGTGCCAGCTTCATCACATGACTTATTACCCAATCCTCTATCATGTACAAAGTTAATCCTTACTACACTATCATACATCCTATTGAATATCCTCTCAGGTATATCTCCTATATACTCTGCTCTGCCTGTAAAGGGTTCTATATCCTTCTCATTCTCATGTACTATAATACTATCTTGTAGACTATCATACAGAGCTATAACACCACCCATAGCCTTCTTAGCTTGTCTTATAGTAACATCCTTACCTACTGTTACATCCATAGCTGTTACTCCTACTAACATACCTATCGCTGCTGCTGTAAACTTAGATATCTTATTCATCGTACCTCCTTCACGCATGGCAGGGCATACATCTTATCAATAAGCTCCTGCAAGTCCTTACTGTTAAGAGCAGCATCCCTCAGCATATCGTCACATATACAACCATTCTCATTTATCTTTATTGGTCGCATTAGTGGGTATCTCACCCCTATAGTGACTGCTGACCTGGCCTGAGAGCATCCTAGCTGCATTAACGGGCATAGACTTATAAGTATTAGTAATCCTATCCATCTCACACGCATATGATACCACCTCCTTTAAGGCTTTCCTTTGGTACTTATGTTGCATATCTGTTCTACCTTTAAAGTATGCTCCTATAGCTATACATATAATAACTGTACCTATTATAGTATACTTGTTTATAACTAATGACTTTAACATTGATGCTGCGAATATCATCCCTCCTCCTTTCCTACGTTATACTCCCCAACGGAGTAAGATTCTAATAAGGTATATAAAGGTCCTTCTAGTGTATCACATATAACATATCCCTTCTCTGCTCTAAGCTCTATCTGTTGATCCCCTGTTATAGTCCATATCCAATCCATTGTAGTAGCTATTACCCACTTACCATCTGATAGGTGGGTATATAATAACTCATCTCTTGTAGCTGTAGGACACAGTACCTTCATATCATACTCCTTCCACTATACTATTAACTACTATACTATAAATAGTATTAACTATATAAATAACTCCTAACATACACAAGGTAACTACAGCAGCCCACACCATATTACATATACAATACTTCTTATTTAACTTGTTATAATATCTGGCTGTCATTGTTTCTCCTAAAGGGTATTAGCACCCACTGTAATGCCACCAACTCACTGTAGGGCCTTGTGAGAGCATCTCCAATAACGACCCCTAATGATATCAAGTACTTACAGCTCTCCATAATTACCCCTACCCTTACCCCTACTAAAGGGGTGATCGTCCAGTGACGGGCATCCTGTGGACACTGAGGGGTATGTCTGATAGGGCATTGTATAGTATATTCTACTGTATATCCTCATATAATACCACACCTTCCTAAACCTATTGAGTACATTAAAGTTGATTGAGTCATTGCTGTCTGCATCATACTAGCTTGCATCATATACATCGGTGTATAGAGAGGAGTCATACTGGGGAACCTAAAGGGGTTATTATCCCTTGGGGGTGGGGGCGGTCTATTCTGCCACCACTTATACGCCTTATAAGCTCCTGCTGCTACTCCTGCTATTAACTGCCCTAGTAGGATATAGTCTCTCCATCCTATATTATCCTCTATCTCTACTGATACCTCTATCTCTTCATCCTTCTTGATAGGCTGCTTAGGTCTTATCCTAACCCTCGCTACCTTAATCTTCTTCTTATTCCTGTTCCCCCGAACTGGTATCTTCTTACCTTTAGTCCGAGTCCCAACCTTTATAGGCTTTCTCTTGGTCTTCGGCATACATATCCTTTACTATACGTTCTATGTCATCCTTACGTTCATTAGCAATAGTATAAGCTCTATCATTATCTCTTCTATATTCCCACCCACCTGTCTGAGGATAATACCAGAACAGTATACCATCATACCATGTGGGTACTTCTACTCCTACCTTCTTCTCAGTAGTTCCTTCTTTAGTCATCTATATACCTCTACTCTTTAAAGCTTCGGATATTTCATCATCATCAACCGGAAGTCTACTTCTGATATCATCACCCATCCTCTTAAACTCCTCACGTATGAAGGCTTTAACCTTATCTACACGATACCCCTCAACGA